TTCATGGTCAAGGCTACAAGGCAGTAGCACCTAAACACATGATAGACGTTACTCGTAACATCATTGAGCGTTCTGACTTATGTACCGATAACATGCAAGAGACAATCAGGACATCTCACAATGGAGCAAGAACTTTTGTTCACCACAAGTTGCCAGAGCATACATACAAAACCAGTGATGGTGACAGTGCATCTTTGAGCCTACTATCTATATCATCTTTTGATGGGACATGGCCTTTCTTAATCAGTGCAGCAGCAACTCAGTTTGCATGTACTAATCTTCAAGTCTTTATAGGTGGTGAGGTTGCAGTATATAAAGCTAAACACACTCAGTCATTAGACATTGAGCAGGGTGGCAGAGTAATTACTAAGTCTTTAGAAGTCTTTCACAAGCAACGTGATCTATGGCAGGACTGGCACAGAACAGAGTGTAATCCGCTTAGAGCATTCAAACACTTTGCCGATGCACTAAAGTGTAAGACAGCACTAGACTTAATCTATCAAGGCGCCAATGTCCCTGAATATATTATGGGTGATATGCCAAGACGTAACAATAACCTAGCTTATATGTGGAATGTATACTCCAGTGTATATTCTAAACGACTTGGAGATAACTACTGGGCAGTGTATAATGCTATGACTGATTGGTCTACTCACTGTGATGTGTCAAGGTCTTCGAGCCGAGCTAACATTGCATCCATTGAGAACGATAGACAACAGGTAGTGCAAGAAGCTATTAAACACAATCACTTTATGAAGGTAGCGTGATGAAAATTTTTGTTAGATACAAGCGGTACAAGTATGGGTTTCGACTGACTAAGCTTGGTACTAAGATAGATGTGTGGGCATGAAGATACCTTCAAAGCCTTTTACTTTAGACTCTAAAGCGCATCTCAAGGTGCGCTACATTTTTGATAGAAATGAATATGCTTTACAAGATGCTCTACTTGATATAGTTTCTGGCGATAAGAAGTATTGGACTATTGCTGAGTGGGAAGTAGTTATAAATCATATTGTTAGTTCCGACCTGACTGTCGGTGAATACATTAAACCTTATAGGAAATAAAGATATGACTAAATCATTTGGAGAATACTACTTGAGTCTTGACCTACGAAACGGTGTAGGTTTAGACCTTGAGTTTGCAGACAGCCGACCAGTGTGGATAACTAATTCAGAGACAGGCGATGCAGGTACGGCATCCTTTGAAGGCACAGTGCTGATGTTACCGTTTATGATTATCACGCTAGGTAAGATATGGATGGACGATTAAGATGGGTGATGCTACGCATGGTGGCAAAGGTGATAGACAACGTAAGGTAGACGCAGAGAAGTACAGTTCAAACTTTGATGCTATCTTTAAATACAATAGAGAGGAGTTAAAAGAAGATGATGATGAAAGCAGTAAACTGTCTGAGCGACACTGGCCTTGGGTTTCTGAGATGGATAAAGAATAATGTAATGGAGCAAGAGCCTAAGCCTGTAGCAATTGTAAGAGTAATTAGATTCTTATTTCTATGTTCAATTGCATACTTTTTCGCAGTCGTTTTTCTATTATTAAAGTGAGGTTTTGTATGATATATAATATTGTTTTATTATTTGTAGGTACTATAACAATGGCAGTGGCTATTAAACTGCTGTACATTTCAGAGCTAATGATAGACGAGGAGAGGAACTAATGTTCGCAGAGAGCATATCAGGTAGTCCAAGCCCTGCCGCAGTTGCAACAGCTAGAGCCGCGACAGAGGTGGTGGATGGTAAGACACCGTTGAGCAGGGCTTGTGTTATGTACAATGTTAAAGAGCAGTCTGTCATACAGTTTATTATTGACAGTACTGAGTATGATACGTTAATGAAAAGTAAAGCTTGACAAGGTTACACCACTGTGGTATACTCCACATTCAATTTCAATCACGACATAAAGGAAAAGTAATATGGCTATCTTAGAAGGTACAGCAATGTGGGCATCAGTGCTTACACCCAACACAAGGTTTGAACCTACGTATGAAGTCAACCTAGTTATTGACGAGGCTACCGCAGAAGATTTTAAATCACGCGGCTACACCATCAAGCAGATGGATGAAGGCCCGTCTATTTTAATTAAGCGTAAGGTTGATGGTAAGGACGGGGCGATACGACAAGCACCAAAGCTAGTAGATAAGTTCAAGCAACCCTTAGATGCACAGGTCGGCAACGGCTCAGCAGTGAAGGTGCAGTACAACGAGTGGGAAGTTACTAATAAGTATGGCTCGTTCAAAGGCTTAGACTTTCAAGCAATGCAGGTTCTTGATTTAGTAGAGGTAGGAACACCAGACGGTGCTGAGTTTGATGGCGCTTATGTAGAGACAGCAATGGAGGACGAACTGTAATGGGAATTGTCACATTAGATGAAGTTAGTTATGATACAGAGTTGCTATCAGATGATGCTAACTCAATCGTAGCACACTTAGTAGAAGCAGATACTAAAATGCGTGAAGCACAGATAATGGTCGGGCTTATGAAATCAGCTAGTGTATCGCTGATCAACGATCTTAAAACTAACCACCTCACGGACGAGGCGATAGCTACAGAGGAAGTAGAAATAACTGAGGAGTAAGGCTCTTGCCTTTTGTTAAACATAAGCAACCGTGTCCTGCTTGTGGAGGGAGCGACCCAGTTTCAGTTAACGCTAATGGATCTGGGTGGTGCTTCAGTTGCAGTACATATTTACCAGACTACGGCACAGCGGAAGTGCAACAACTAGACACCCTAACGGAATTTGATGTGTGTCCCAAGGACAGTACAATGAACCACAACTCAACAGCTACATACAATGCATTGACTGACCGCAAGATAAGTTTAGAAACAGCGAAGAAGTACGGTGTTAAATCAACAACCAACGGCACGAAGATAGACAAGCACTACTACCCCTATTACAATGGGCATGAGTTCGCGGCAACAAAAGTTCGTAAGCAGGACAAGAACTTTGAATGGACAGCAAGCCCAAGGCACGTAGGATTGTTTGGCGAGAACCTGTTTAAAGCAGGTGGTAAGTTTATAACTTTAGTAGAAGGTGAGTGTGATGCGATGGCCGCTTATGAACTTATGGGGAGTAAGTGGCCTGTCGTTTCTATTAGATCAGGTGCGTCAGGTGGAGTGGGCGATGTTAAGAATAGTCTTGAGTACCTTGAGTCATTCGAGACTATCTGTATTAATTTTGACAACGACAAGGTGGGCAAGGAAGCCGCGATAGCTGTGGCTAAGCTACTCACCCCCAAGAAAGCTAAGATAATGACACTGCCAGTAGACTACAAAGATGCTAACGATATGTTACGCAAGGGTAGACACGCAGAGTACGTCAGTTCTTTTTGGGACGCTAAACTTTATACACCTTCTGGTGTACTGAACATGTCCGAACAGCTTGAAGCATATCAGAAGCTACGGTCAGAAAAGAAAACAGCTATACCTTATCCTTGGTATGGCCTCAACAAGAAGCTAGAAGGCATGAGAGCAGGTGAGCTTGTGACCCTTACAGGCGGCACAGGACTAGGTAAGTCTTCTGTGACCAGAGAGATTGAACACTGGTTGATAAATAAAACAGAAGATAACGTAGGTGTGTTGGCACTTGAAGAGAGTTGGTCGCGTACTGCTGAAGGTATCATGGCAGTGGAAGCAAACGCCAAGCTACATCTTGATAGTGTTAAGGCTGAGTTCAGCGAAGAAGAACTGGATGGCTACTTCAACAAAGTCTTTATGGGCGAGAACAAAGGTCGGGTATGGGTACACGCCCATCACGGTGTCAATAACCTTGAAGAGATCTTTAGTAAGCTACGCTACATGATCATTGGTTTAGATTGTAAGTGGGTTATAGTTGACCACCTTCACATGCTTGTTCTGTCTACGCTTGAGAACGACGAGCGTAAAGCTATTGATCAGATCATGCACCGATTGCGTACTATGGTAGAGGAGACAGGGTGCGGTATGATCCTAGTGTCACACCTCCGCAGAGTAGAGGGCAACCGTGGGCATGAGAACGGAATAGAGACAGGACTAAATCATCTCAGAGGGTCACAAAGTATTGCTCAGTTGAGTGACTGTGTGATTGCACTGGAGCGTAACCAACAATCAGATGATCAGATAGAAGCATCGACCACAAAGGTCAGGGTGTTGAAGTCTAGGTACACCGGAGATGTTGGCATTGCTTCTCAGTTGCTGTATGATAACAGTACAGGACGGCTCAGAGAGCTTGATGACTATGATGAATCGCAGTTCGCAGAGGAAATAATATGAGTAACTTAGTATTTGATATAGAAGCAGACGGCTTAGACCCCACGCAGATACACTGTATCGTGGCTCAAGACGTAGATACTATGGACGTATTTACGTTCGACAACACTCAACTAGACGAGGGCTACGACATGCTTTCTTCTGCAACCAAGCTGATCGGCCACAATGTAATTGGCTACGACATCCCTGTTATTAAGAAGCTTGCAGGGCTAGACCTATCTGACAAAAAGATAGTCGATACACTGGTGCTATCTCGCTTATTCAATCCAACCCGCGAAGGCAACCACGGCCTTGAAGGATGGGGCTACAGGCTAGGCTTTAAGAAAGGAGACTTTGGCCAGCAAGAAGATGCTTGGGATGCTTACACACCAGAGATGTTAAAGTACTGCAAGAATGATGTGCTACTTAATACTAAAGTATATG